CTGATTTGGTTAGACCTTTTGACAAAGAAAAGGGTGACGAACTAATGGCAATGGCAATGAATCCAGAGGGTACGGGTTATTTGGATATGGTTCGTACCGGACAGATCGCCTTATCACAAGATGAAGGATTGGCAAAACATTCTGGAATAATTAGAGAAGTATCAATCAATGCGAATACAACAGGATCAATTATTGACGTAAGAGGAAAACCAACAGTTGATTGGGACGTAATCAAGATTATTATTAGTACAGCGGGAACATTCACAAGTGGTTCGGCTTCGGGTGTTAAATACGATACTTATGTCAAAGACGATACAGGGTTAAAGATTGACAAGTCAAGTGATGCGGAAGTTATTGATGGTGGATTTCAAGATGTAGGACACGGAATGCAAGTTCGCTTTTCTCCCGGTTTATACACTTCTAACGATGAATGGGAATTGGAAATTAGTGGAATTGTGGACTCAAGAACAATGGCAGTCAAATTTGCGGAAGCTGAAAGAATTTAATGGCATTAAACGTACAATCAGCACTCTGGGCAGAATCACACGAACTTTGGACTTCTTTAACAGGAACGACTTTTGCAACCGGTACAGACGATTCAAGCAGTTATGCGAATGTCGTTTACGAGAATGTAATCGAATCCTTGCAAGATTTAATACGGAAAGAATTTCAAATCCCTGTGTTTGATGAACACAAAGGAAATCAATCGTTTGTAATTGATCCACAAGAAGATACGTTGCTTGAATATTATGCTTCTGGTCAATCACGAAGTTATGATGTGGACATTATATATACATTAATGAGGGGCGGCGGATTTAGAAGTGTTAAAACACAATTGACAAGTACAGCAGAACACTTAAAAAGATTAATTCACAACAATTCAAGTTATTCACCATCTGGTGTCTATAAATACCACGATGGACGAATTGAAACGGTTGCGTATGAACAAGATGAAGAAAACCTTGATATATGGAGAGCAAATCTGTCATTTAATTGCACAGTAACGGAAATCTTTTCATGAAATATAAAATAAGTAAAAAAATTCAATCATTCTCGGCTATGGATGATTGGCAAGGTCTTGGTAAAGAAGTCGCTGAAAAATTAGAAAATGGCGAAGCGGTTGAAATCAAGAATCCCCCAAAACATTTAGTTGAAGGCGGGTACATCATAAAACAGAAAAAAGGAACTAAATAATGGCAAGTTTAGACAAAACAGTCTATTCCGGTAAACAATTTGAATCTTATGTCTCAATACAATCAGACGCTTTGGGAACAAATGATGTATCCGGAACGCTGTATAAAATAAGAACACCAGAAGTTCAAGACATTGACACTTCTGCCGGTTCGACCTTCGCCGATGCTGTAAGATCGGGACAACGGGTTCAAAGACCAACGGATCATATTGCAACTTACAAAGGCGGAACTTTCACATGGTCATTTAGTGACTATGCGGTTGAAAACGAAGCAGCTTTACAGATGCTTCTTCAATTGGCAACAGAAGATTCAAGCCCCGCAGCAACGGCAGCAATCACAGGCAATCAAGGGACGGTTGCCTATGAAGAAGGTGCAACTACGGGCGAATATGCGTGTGTTGTTATCTCTAATCCAGATGCAGACGAGGACAGATTGATGTTTTCTTCTATATTGGAAGAATTGACATTAACACTTGATCCAACGGTAAACGGAGGACGATTGACGGCTTCGGGTAGATTTTGGTCGGGCTATCAACCGGTAATCGGTACAGAAGGTACAAGTGCAGATGCAACGGCTGTTGATTACACAAAAGGATTTTTCGATTGTACGACAATGAGCATTGGCGGTGACGATGTTGTATTAAACAATTTTAGCGTCACCATATCCAATCCCGCACAACGAGTGGGATATTCAACAGTCAATTCAATTAGTCACGAGCCTTCTGCATATATGAGAGGTGGAATGATTGAAGTCACCGGAAGTTTATCTGCAAAATTAGATGACAACGTGACCGATACAATAGATGATTTCAGAGATGGAACTTCTGTAAATATTAGTATTGGTGACGGTTCGGCAATTGACTTTGATATTCCAACAGCAAAGTACACGGGATATACACATACAAACACAGATAGTGGAGTATTTATTGACCTTCCGTTCAAAGGAACGGCGGATGGTTCTGGTGCTTTAATAACAATAACAGCAACATAATAAATTAGGGAGGTTTTATGATTGTAAAGGTCGGAAAAAAAGAATGGGACGTAAAAGATTGCACATACGCAGAAAGACGAGAATTGCACAAACTCAATGCGAAAGTTTGGTGGGACGGCAAGATGGATGTGGAAGCGTATTATGAAGTCCTTGAAAAAGTCGGTGCAATCGCCGGTTTAGGTGAAAATGATTTCAAAGATATGGAAATGCCAAAGGTGGATGAAGTGTTACAGGCAGTATTTTTGGAATATCTGGGAATTGAACCGGCAAAAAAAGATTCAGGGGGTTGAGCCTTGCGGTTTGGTGTTTGCAATTTGGAACACCGAAACCACGTGACATATATAGAAGCCTCCCCTATACGGTGGCGAAACTCCCTGTTACTTATAAACACGATCCGGTTCGTGTTGAAACGGTGGAAGATATATGGAAAATAATAGATGAAATATGTGAACCAAGTGAAGATTTTACAGATGGACAAATATTGTTCCACACCGTTCCATTCTTTGCCGACTGCAATCTTATCATTGAGGATTGGATGATGGAAATGATTACCGAATACAATTATGTCACACGATTTAATATTTCACTGGGTGAGTTGGACAGTATTTCAACACATCGATTGGATTGTTTCTCAATTATAGACAAGGAAATGAACGCTTGTATGCAAGAAAAAGCAAAGAAAGAATCAGATGGCTGATAAGAACCTAAATATTAAAGTCAGAACTCAAGGGGCAAATCGATCTAAACAAGAATTAAAGGGCGTTGAAGGTGGAATAAAAAGCATGGGAAAAGCTGCACTAAAGGTCGGTGCGGCGTTTTATGCAGCAAAAGGTTTGATAAGTGGGTTTACCAAAATAATTGATCTGTCGGCAGAACAAGAACTTGCCGAACAAAAATTATCAACAGCATTAGGCAGAACCTCCACATCGTTGTTAAATCAAGCAAGTGCATTGCAACAAATATCAACTTTTGGTGATGAAGCAATCATTACACAACAGGCGTTCCTTGCTTCGCTTCAATTTTCAGAAGAACAAATAAAGACCATTATTCCCGTTGCAATGGATTTGGCGGCGGCAACCGGAATGTCGCTTGAATCAGCTGTAAGAAATACCGCCAAGACGTTTAGTGGAATGTCGGGTGAACTTGGTGAACTTGTACCACAATTGAGAGGTTTAACAGCCGAGCAAATGAAAGCCGGTGAAGCAGTCAAATTAATGTCCGATCTTTTTGAAGGACAAGCCGAAGGTCAGACACAAACTCTTGCCGGAGGTATTGAACAAATGAAAAACGCTTTTGGAGATGCCGGTGAAGCAATAGGTCGATTATTTGTTAAGCCTACAAAATGGGTTGTGGAAAGATTGAAAACAATGGCAGAGTGGGCGGGTAAAGTCGCAGATCAGTTGGCACGATTTCTTGGCATTGATGCGGTAGCACCAATGGAAAAACTTGCAAAGGATACGAAAGATGCGGCAAGTGCAGCAGGAGATTTAGCGGGATCATCAAAGGAGGTTGCAGAAGAAGCAGAAAAAGCGGCTAAATGGACGGCAAGAACGGCTACCGGATTAATGACTTCTGCGGTAATGGGTGACAATGTTGAGGAAGCTTTAAAACGTGCCGTTGTGCAATTAACAATAATGGTTGCACAAGCAAAATTATTTGATGCAATTATGGAGAAAGGTAAATTAGTAAGTATATTTGGAGGTGGAGGTATTCTTGGTGGAATCGCAAGTTTTCTTTTTGGCAAATCACCGACACAAGCCTTCCCATCGCCAAACGCCGGTGCAAACATAACAATCAATCAAACGATACAAGGTGGAATGGTAGATCATAATTTCGCTGCCAATAGTATTATTCCGGCTATCAACAAAGCCATTAGTACAGGACAGGCGAGGATTGGGTAAATGTTATCATTCGATTCTGGTCTTACCAATGCCTTAAAAAACTCGAATACAACGGCATTTTGGGTACTTAAATTATATTATAACGATGAATCCGCTTTCATAGGCGTAAGTGACCAACATAGACAAGACGGATCGGATATTTATTATGGAGTTGTGGCGAATTGGGGAGTATATCGGCAGTCGTTAGACTTCTTTAACTTTACAACAACTATCGGGAATATGAGTGTCACGCTTATTAACTCCGAAAATTCAATCAAAGGTGGGCGGTTTTCCGACCTTCTCGCCACTAATAATTTTGTTAATCGTAAGTGGGAATTGTTTTTAAATACCAACGAAACTTCTACCCTTGACACCGCAGCCCGTATGATTGCATCGGGTGTTATCTCTGGGGAAATAGATTACGATTCAAATAATGTGACGTTTACTTTATTAGACAATACTTCTAAATATCACAAAAGAATCCCAATAAATACGGTAGCTACGGCAACTTATACAAACGCACCCACTAACAATGTTGGGAAACCGATTCCAATGGCATACGGTGATTGTCACGAAAAAGGCGACATCGGAACAATTCCAACTTCACAATTTGATCGCTTTTACAATTTCTACAAAGGTGCATTCCCCGCTATTATTACCGACAAATGGGACGTACAGGAAGCGGGTTCAGAAGCGTTGGCGGATAGCCAAGCCCTTCACACGATGGACAATGAAAACGTCTATGTGTATAAAAATGGATACTATCCAACATTGACCGGAACAATTGATGTTGGTGGAAATCCAGAAATTGAATACAGGGGGAGTACGGCTTCTGTTTATGTTCCAATTGGAGTTTCAAACATAGCATCCGAAAGTGGCACGGGCAGTTATTCAGTATCCGATGAAGAACGTGTTGGCGATGGATCGTTTTCTAATTATGCAAGTTGGGCGGCAAATAGTGGAACAACAAATAATTCAGTTGCAACAATGACTTTTGCTTTGCCACAGATTAATAAATTGGGAACGTATAGTGCCATATCAGCTTTGGTCAAGTGGGGGACAAATTCAGATTTTGAGGGTGACGATAGCGAAACTTTTAGATATACAGTCGGTTCAACCCACGTAGATCACGACACGATTACCGATGATTCAGAAACAAAGACAGCAATCGGTTCTTTATATAGTGGAAAAACAACCACTTGGGATTTTGAAGGTTCACTCCTTTATACATTAAAAGGCGGTTCGGCAAATAATAACCATACCGCACAAATATACGAAACGGGTGCGGTGATTGATTTCACGCTTGAGGATGTTGAACCTCATCAAGTAGAAGAACTATATGAAGCGTTACAGCCAAGAACCAGAGGAAAAGGTTTGGAAGCAAACGTATATGATGGTGGAACTGCATTAGTTACTTTTACAAGAACTGTCACAGCAACAACACCTTCAAAAATAGATTACGTTTATTATTCGGGCAAGGGAAGGAAATATGGTTCATATATTGATGCAGACTCCAGAAATCAAGGTTATAACGCAAACGATTTAATTGAAAACCCTGTTTTTATAATTGAAGATATTCTGCGGGACGAATTAAGTATGACATCCTCTAATATAGATTACGCTTCTTTTGATACGGCGGGAAACACAACCAACGGATATTTGGGTGACATATATGAAGATGCAGTTGGTGATGTAAAGTTCGCCTTTTCGCAATATAAATTCATTGATTCAAAAGATATGGCAGAACGTCTTGGGCGACTTTGCTTGTCTTATGTCTTTATCGGCGGTGATGGAAAGTTTAAAATTAAGACATTACGAAGAACAGATGATTATTCTTCTTCGGATCAAACCATTGATTTCCACGATATAGATTTGGGAAAGATAGGAAAAACATCACTTGGCAATGTAAAGAACTCTATTCTGGTCAAATACAATCACGATTACGGTGCAAATCAGAATAAGTCAGAAGCTACGGCAACCGATTCAACCTCTCAAGGAACTACGGTGAACGGCTATAATCAGACAATGAAACTTGAGATTGAAGCAAACGAAATTCTCGATTCAACAACCGCAACAAAGTTAGCCGAAGCATGTTTGGCTGTAATGAAAGACAGAAAGAATACGGTTGAATTTACTTGCCTTCGTCCAAAGTATAATCATCTTGAGATTGGGGATATAATAGATTTTAGTAATTGGAAGTCAGATTTAAAAATTTACGGTCAAACAATGGGCGGTTCGTGGGATTCCACAACGAATACATTTTCTTCGGTTACAACGACTTGGGATAATATGGCTGCCGGTTATTTTATAGTCGCAGACATTACCAAAACGGTTAATGGATGTTCAATTAAAGCAATAAAGGTATCATAATGGCAAATATGAATATAAGAACGCCACGTTTTTACGTAGACCAAATAAGTTATTTGTTGTCGAGGGGAGTGGAACAAAATGGGAATTTTGATGTAACGGCAACAGATGCGGGTGCGTATTTAATGGGAACATTTACAACGGGATCAGAACCAGAGTTGTTTGATATGCGACCACTTAACAAGGTGACTTTTGATACAAGTGCCGATACGGATGGTCACGTATTAATAAACATTGACACACAAAGCACATCAACAAAGAAATCGTTTGTTGCAATTTTAAATCACAATATGGCTTCGGCAGATGCAAAGGTAAGAATTAAAGCAAGTGATACCGAAAGTCATATACAGGCAGTTGATATGGGAAGTGCAACGGCTATGAGTAACCCGGCGGAAGTGGTAAATGCAGATTCGATTGGCTCAAGCATTGTGACTCCGGCAACAGATGGAAGCACAATTGTTCGCTTTGATGAATCCGCATTAAGATATTGGGGAATCCAATTTGAAGGCAATTCTTCAAATACGTTTGGCTCAACCGATCTATTTGTTGGCTGTATTTTGCTTGGTGAATATTACGAAATGCCACACGCACCCGACTTGCAAGTGACACGAATGATCTCATATAATCGTTTGAATGATTTACAAGAATCTTATGGAGGACAACGATTTAGTAATTTGAAGTCTTATGGTAGAACGGCAACGAGTACGTCTAAATCGCCGTTTACAACGGGTTCTAATGGATATGACAGTTATGGTGGGCGTTTAATATATGATATGAATTTCAGCTTTATTAATTCAACCGACCTTATGCCAGATGAATACGATGTGCCTTTGGCAACCGATGATAACTTTGTCGAAGATGTTTGGAACAAAACAAACGGCAACCATATTCCGTTTATTTTTTCAATTGATAAAGATTCAGAAGGTGACAATGCAGAATCGGAACATATTTTTGGGCGATTTGCCAATAACTCTTTGGACACACAACAAGTCGCACCAGATATTTTTAACATATCATTAACAGTAGAAGAAGAATTTTAATGAACCAAAGATTTGGAAATCTATATGCGAGGTTTTTAGTCGTATTTGGGATATGGGTAGCTATTGCATTTATGTTTGAGATAGGTTACTAATGACTCTGTGGATGAAAACACACATTTTATTAGCAGCGATTATACTCTGGGCAGATCATACAAATAAACTTGAATCTGCTGTAATGAAAATAGAAAAGAAATTGGGAATACCAGTTTATTATGAGGAAGTTTCTGACTCAACTAATCAGATAAGCAACCCATATCCAATACAATATGTTCCACAACAAGACACATTCAACAGCCAAAGACAGAATGATGCGAATAGATAGATTCTGGTATGGTGTTATTTTTGTTTGTTCTGTACTAACGGTATTGTTGGCTTCTTTAAATTGTGCCGATGAATATTACTTGGGAAAATCAAAAGAAGAATTAATGAAAGAAATGTTTGAAGTTGATTCATTAATCAAAACGATACAAATGCAATTAGATAGTACAAGCATTGATTTTGAAAAGTTATACATTGATGCTCAAAGGATAAATAACGGACATGAGTGATCTGGTATTGGGGGCGATTGCATTAATATCTTTCTTGTGGATGTTAAGAGAGTGGAACAATGCCGAGTAAAGGGATAAGTGCCGATAGTCAAGTTCATATCAGTATAGCGTTCTTAATAAAGGCAATGATTGGAATTTCGATGTGTATTGCCGCATACTACAATATAATGATGAAGTTCCAGAGTATAGACAGAAGCATAAACGACAGCCACAACGAGATTGTTGTCTTGCAACAGAAAATGCACGATATGGAAAAAGCCCACGTTGAAGAATTACAGCATCACGCCGAAGAATTGGAAATTGAAAACAAAACATTAATGGAAAAGTTAGGACTAAAAAGAAGATGAACCCGATGTCAGTATATGGAGAATATGGTGCAATTGGATTAGTGTGTATTTTATTCTCACTAATGATTTTGAACCTTATCAAAAGCCAGAAAGCACAAACAGAAGATTTGGACGAAATACGCCAAGCCAATGCAAAGTTAGAAACCAAAATGTCGAATGTTGAATCCATTATTTTGAAAATGTTAGATCGTTGGAACAAGTCAGATGACATAAGCCAAAGACACCGTGAAGATATTGTAAAAGAATTAAATGATGTCACCGATGACCTTGCATACCTAAAAGGAAGGATAAACGGAAAGAACGGATAATTTAAGTACACATACCAGAGTACGCCTAAAACCCTTGTATTTGCCGAATATGAGGGTTTTTTGTTTATTTCGAGTATATGTATGCCTTCGGAATAATATTTGATTAAAATCTTTCTACCCTTTTTCAAGGGTTCAGTAGAGTATAGTAAAGTAGAGTAAAGTAGAGAGGGTAAATAAAAAAAATAAAAAAAATCCCCACATATTACTTTTTTTTTATATATTTGGGTATGGTTAGTACGATATATAAACAAGTTTTACGAGGGCAATCCAACAGAGATTCTTTTTCTGGTCGTGCTAACCACATCGATTTTTGCCCTCGTTATAATTCAAAAGAGGATAAATAATATGAAATTAACTAAAGACCAGATTGAATTGAGGAATTGGAGTTTAGAACTGGGTTTTGATGAATCCTGTGTTAAGTGTGGTGCGGAATTAAATCCCAAAACTGCTGTTCCTCTTTGGCACAAACAACTTGATTGGCACATTTTTGGTTCTGATTGTGCAAGGAGAACATTAAAAGAACAACCTAATGTTTATTTTACAACCATTCAAACCAAATAACCCAATCATAAGAGGATCAAAAACTAACCGCCTTGAGGGTATATCCTCACCCATTTCCGATGTTATGTCGGTCAAGGCGGAATCATTAAAAGAGGATAAATAATGAGTTACCCACGAGTATGGAAGCCATATATGAAAGAAGAACCAAAGGTTTATGAAATAAATTTATTTGGTATCGTTGTTGTGTATTATGGGGAATGGAATCAAGTGAGGACAACCGGTGAAGGTTTAGGATGGATGGGAATGAGGAAGGATATGATGAAGATGTGGACTGCTAAAACAAAAAAAGGCAACATTTGTATCGTAGAAGCTGAAACAAAAAAAGAGATTGAATATGAACTAAAACAGATTGACACTAAAGAAAAATTATCTGAACTAATTATTGATGATATAAAATATAGACAAAAAGAGGATAAATAATGAGTAATTCAGATTTTAGAACTATAGTTGAACTAATAAACGTTGGTAGGTTGGAATATAAAAAAATGGGGTTGATGACAAAAGATTATGAAAAACAAGTTCATAAAGCTGTTGATAGAGGTCTAAAGGTTTTAAAAGATTATTTAAACAAGGATGACAAACAATGAGTAAAGTATCTGAATACTTCGAACCGCATATTTATTTCCCAATGGATTTTCCAATACCAGATGAACCGGGTGAAGGTGATTGTCCACACGAAAAAATTACCCGCAACGCTTATTATAAAATGCGGACAGAGATGTGGAAGATTTCTGAATTAGAATATGCCTGTCTTTGTGTAATGGAATCGTTTGACGATGAAGGCTATGATAAGAAGTCAGACGATGTTGTAGAATGTGTATATGGATATAGCGACAATTCTGCCCAGAACTTAATTGAAGAAGCCGAATATGTTTTGAATACATTTTATGAAGAAGGACACGTAAGAAATGAATGGCAAGAATTGGGTACTTTGGCAGAAAATAAGGAGTGCCTAAAAGAAATCCGAGCCATTAGACGATGGCTCAAAAAGTGGAAACCAATGGTAGAGGGAAAATAGTTTGGACAAGATTACATACCGAGCCATTATTGAACACGACACTTCAGAAGGTGGCGTAAAAGGGAAGAACGTGGTTGAATTTTCGATTGATGAATTAGTTGATTCAATTATAAAAGCGGGTGATGGATGGTATATAAACCACGCCCACAAATGTTTTCCGCCATATAAAGATGGCGATTTCAAAAAGGTGGAATCTGTCACAGATATTGTGAAATCCACCGTTCAAGTTAGAAGGCTTAATCAAGAAGAAAAAAATGGTTATTAAAAATAAAAAGAATCAATTGGTGGATAACATCACGTTAATTCCCAATGAATTGTTTGAGTCTGATTTTTGGAATGAATCAAAGTTATCGCACCAAGCTGCATTTATTGATTTGTTGTATATGAGACATAATTCACCAAGCGTAATAGTAGTCAAAGGACAGGCTGTAACTATTGAAAGAGATCAAGCCTTTGTAGGCTTACGCAAATTATCAGAAAGGTGGGGAGTTAGTATTAATACTGTCAGACGATACCTAAAAATATTTGAAAAGATTCGTTTGATTAAGACAGAAAAATCAAGTCTTGGAACAAAAATTAATTTTCTTGAAGAAGAAAAAAATGGTTATTAAAAATAGGAGAGGATAATATGACTGAAAATAAAGTAAAATTTGGCAATAAAGAATATCTAATGGTAGATGCAAGATTGTCCGCAATGGCAAAAGATCACAAGGGCAATTATAGTCTGGTTATATCACACGAATTTGAAGGTGAAAGAGTTACCGCAACGTGCAAATTAACCATTGGAGAACAGGTTTTTATTGATTCGGCAACAGAATATGGCTATGAAAGAAAAACACAAGAAAAAGCATCCACACACGCTTTAGGACGTGCCTTATCAATGGCGGGATATGCCGGAACTGAATATGGAATGGAAGCACCAATCGCATCTGCAAACGAAATGCAAGACTATATGAATGAAGAAAATGATCGAATGACAGATTTGGCTAATACTTGGGAAAACACAAGACAAAAGGTGCTTGGGTTTGGTATGCATAGCAACACCAAATGGGAAGATGTTGAATTTAGTTATTTAGAATATCTCTCTAAACCAAAAGACGGTAAAAATAACTTTAATACAGAATGTGCAAGGCTTGAAATAGAATACCGTGCGGATATGCAAGAAATTGATGATGGATTGGAAGAATAAACAATGGAACGACCTAATAAAACAATTCGCAAAAGCACAAAGCATAATGGGAGTGGAAAAGACACTACTAATCAAGCAGCTTGTGATCGGGAAGAATCCAAAAATAAACGATCTTTCGACTTCACAACTTTTTCTGGTTCTCAAAGCATTGCGGAAATATTACGAGAAATGGATAGTCAAATCAAAAAACTCGGAACAAACCAAGAAAAACAAATAAACACATTGAACGAAATAACCTCGAAAATCAAATCTGTAGATCAGAATATAGACGATATTCGGGAGAATTATTTGTAAATTGTAACCAAAGAAACCAAGCCTATGAATTTCAAAGTATATTATTTTTATCCACCGAATGTTGATGAACCACAACTTGTTATGATGGTTCATAAGAACGAACTCAAAAAACGAAGTGGACCATTCAGAAAAACGTGGCGGAGATTTGAATCAAAAGGATGGTCAATTCAAGAAATCAAACCAAAGGAGAAGAAGTATGAGAAAAAGTCAATACATCCGCAAACCGGCGAACTCGTTTGACCGTTTTGTGGCTTATTTCATAGCCTTATCAGCGACATATCTATTCTGCCACATATTAAAGGCAATTATAACCGGAAGTCTTTGATGCCAAAGCGATTCATCGACACTTCACTATTTAAAAAGCGTTGGATTCGCCAACTTGATCCAAATATGAAATTATTTTGGATTTACCTATTAACGAATTGCGATCACGCCGGAATCTGGGAAGTAGATATTGACCTTGCAGCGTTTCAAACCGGTGTCGAACTTG